GGGCCAGTCCTCGCCGATCTCGATGGAGAACGGGATGAACCCGCGGGCGGTGTAGACGGTGACCGACGGCTGGGCGATGTCGCTGGGTGCGTCGTCGGAGACCTCGGCGGCCTCGGCGTCGAACGACCAGGACACACCGGCGGAGCTGACGCCCTTCCACACGTTGGTGTTGACGTCGACCTGCTTGGCGATCTGCATGAACGGGTTCTGGGAACCCTGGGCGGTCATGATGATCGACGGGTCGATGAACACCGGGACTGCGTAGCCGCCGTTGGCGTTGGTCTCGGACGCGGCCCGGTACTCGTCGTAGGCCCGCATGGCGGCGCGTTCCTCGTCCTCGAGGTACATGTAGCCGTCTGGGCGGGTGGTGAGCTTGAGGAACGCCGACCGGTAGTGGTCGTTCTCGGTGGCGATGATGCGCCGGGCAACGTCGGTGTTGCGCTGGACGTGGTTCGCGACCTGGTCCTTCTGGTCGGAGCTCAGGTGCGAGGTGGACCGGCGCTCGTCGAGGACGCGCAGTGCGGCGTCGCGGGCCTCGGCGCGGCCCATGCGGGCGATGTTGCCGTAGTCGTCGAGGCCGCGGCGGATGTGGTTGTAGACGCCCTGCACTGCGGCGGGGCGGCGGCCGAAGACCTCGCTGATGGCGCGGTGCTCTTCGATGCGCTTCATTGCGGCTTCGCGGACCTTGAGGCCGTAGTCGAAGGCCTGCTGCTCGACGGTGGACAGGTCGCGGATCTCGCCGACCTCGTTCATGTGCAGGGAGCGCAGGTGGGCGTCGACGATCTCGACGAGTTCACGCAGCTGCTCGGGGGTCCTGTTCCGCACCTCGTCCGGGACGCCGTCGGTGATGTCACTGACGGTCTTCCCGGAGATCTGCTCGACGATGCTCTGGGCATCCATTGAGTGCTCCTAATACGCAGGGTGGTCCAAGCGGTGGCGTAGCCACGCGTTGGCCCGGTGGGTTTGGGTTGGTGATGCCTGGCCCTCCCTGGGCTGCGCATCGGGTTCACCGCGACCGTCGCTTCCCGCGAACGGTGCCCCGGTGAGGTCTGTGGACATGCCCGCCAGCTGGCGCAGCTCGGCCCGTTCTTCGGGGTCGAGCGCTGCCCATAGGGAGCGGACTGCTACCGCGGTGTCGCGGTAGGCGGGGAAGACGACGGGGCCGGCTTCGGGGACGTCGGCGTCGAGGACGCCGCGGAGGTCCATGCCGTCGCGGCCGGCGCGGCGTTCCCACTTGTCGCCGCCTTTGGCGACGTGGAAGCGGAATGACATACCGGGGATGGCCTTGTTTTCGATGGCCTGCCGGATGGGTTCGACGACGGGGTTGTCGAACATGTCGCCTTCGACGTGGTAGCCGCCGCGGGTTTCATCCCAGGTGTCGTACACGCCGATGGGGACTGTGCCGGTGCGCGGGTCCTTGCCGTGATCGAACTGCATGACGGGCATGCCGTTCTGCGCAAGGGATCGCTTCATAAAGCCGGGGTACAGCTCTTCTTCGAAGTCGCCGTCTCGGGATGGGATGCGGGTCCGCTTGCGGAACATGGCGACGGTGCCGATGAGGCGCCGTCCGCCGCGGCCGGCGGAGCGGATTTCGAAGTCGTAGGCGCGGATTTCGGGGCCGTCGAGGTTCCGGCTGTAGACAGCATCCATCGCCCGCTCACCTGCTTTCTGGTGGCGGGCGTGTGCCCGGGCTTATCTCTACCTAGGTCCCTGCGGTTGTTGCGTGAGCAAATAGCGCCGGGGGCCTTATCTCTACCTAGGTCCTTGACGTTGTTGCGGCGTCAACTAACCCGCCGTTCGCTCACATCGTCCGTTCGGATGAGGTGAGCGAGCGGGCCGGAATCGCATCGAGGTCAGTAGCTTTACATGATCACGAGCGTGGGTGTTACTGAACAGCGGTCCCGTTAGGCTTCGCGGCCGCCTTCGCCTGGCGCGCCTCGCGGCGCTTCACCACGTCGGCGTACGTCAGCGGTTCCATCGCAGCCGCCTGCGCGTCGAACTTGGCAGCCTCAACCGGGTCCGTCAGGTCGAGCCACTCGACCCCATTCTCATCGACCCGCGCCATGCCCTGCACGCTACGCCGTTGGAGCGAACAGGTCTACGGTCCCGGTGGCATGCGCGGCGAGGGCGTCGAGCCGGTCCGACGAGAACTGCCACCAGTCCTGCTGGTTACGCGCCACGAACGCCGGCCGTGCTGCGTCGAGTTGCTGGCGTAGATAGGTGATGTCGGCGGCGGTGAGTGGGTTGTCGAGCCAGCCTCCGCCGCGCGCGAACGCCTGCCACGTCACGAGTCCGTCCCGGAAGGTGCCGCTGGTCGGCCGCGGTGCGATGGAGCCGGGGGGCGTCGGGTTGCGGTGGCTGGCGTCGAACAGCTTCATCCCCTTGGGCAGTTTGACGCCCGGGATCGGCTGGCGCGGGACTTCGGTGACGGTGTGGATCCGTTCGGCGGTCGCGGCGGGCCAGCCAACTTCGCTCTGCACTGGCACCACACCGTCGGGGCCGAGGACGACGGTGCCGGAGTCTCGGACGTCGATACCGGCGAGGAGGTCGAGGACACCCATGCGCACACCAGCGTCGGAGGTGAGCATGTCGCTGCGTTGACGTTGGAGATCTTCCAGTTGGAGTCTCTTCGCCGGCGCGAGTTTCGGGTTCTCCCAGTACCACTTCTGGTCTGGCTGCTCGAAGACCAGCTCGTAGGCTCGCGGGTCGTCGAGGATCTGCCGTTCCCGCTCGGCCCACGTCGGCCCGTCAACGAAGTCGGACACCGACCGGTCGGGCGCGATGCGTAGGACGCGCGGCGCCGGGATGCCGATGGACCGGGCGAGCTCGCTGGCGAGTTGGTCGCTGTCGGCGTTGCGTCGCGCGTCGGGGCCGAGGTGGGTGGTGACGAGGTGTTCCGCGCCGTTGCCGAAGTCGCCAAGGACGGTATGGATGCGCTCGCTGTCGCCGAGGTATATGGGCCCGGCGGCGTGGGCGCCGGATTCGACGGCGGTCACGAGGTGATGCTTGTCGGACAGGTCGTGGTTCCAGGTGGCGATGGCTTCGGCGCCGGCGAGGATGACGGGGATCCAGCCGTGCTTGTACTTGTACGGTTCGCCGGGGATGTGGTGAGGGGTGGCGCGTTCGTCGGCGAGGTGGAGGAGTTGGAGGGTGCGGTGGCGGGTGGCCGGGTCCATGCCACCTCCCGGTTCAGCCTGGTCCGACGCGGTGGCCGCGGGGCGGCATGCCATGCGCGACACGGTTCTTGTCCGAGCCGGCGGCATAGTGGAAAACTTCGATGAACCAGCGGGACACCCAGTTGTTGATCTGCTCCGGTGTGACGGCCCGGCCGTTCTTGCGGACGGCCTCGGTGACGAGGGCGTGCAGGGTGGTCCACGGCTTCGGCGAGTGCACCCACTTCGCCAGGCCGGGGCCGGCGACCCAGTAGTGGTGCAGTTCGTCGTGGCCGGGGGCGACGTCCTGGCCGGCAAGGCGCATCTCGGGGGCTCCGTCGTCCGACCGCAGCCGCCACCGCGAACTGTCACGCAGCATGTTCTCTGCGATGTACCGGCGCAGTGCCTCAGCGCTCCACGGGCCGCCCTCAGGGTTGCGTTGCGGGATCGGCAGGTTCACTGCGGTGGCGATGCGCCTCAGTTCGGGCGTCTTGTACGGGCCAAGCCGAGACAGGAGGTCGCCCATCGTGGTGCCCGTTGCGAGGCCGATCCCGCCGAAGACCTTCTCCGCCTCTGAGGCGGGGTCGAAGCTTGGCGCGCGCGACGCGGCTTCAGCCCGAGCGCGGATGCCCTGCCATTCGGCGACGCTGACGCCGGGGTGGTCTCGTACGTAGGCGGCGTAGGCCATGGCGTCGCGGGGCGTAAGGTGCGCGGCGGCGGCCTTCTCGTAGGGCGAGAGTGCGCCGACTAGCGGCGTGTCGTTCCCGGAGGCGTGTTCGCCGTTGGGCACCACTAGTGAGGCTGGTTCGGAGCCCTTGATTGATTCAAGATCGCGGACAGCCCGCTCCAGGTTGGGGCGGTCCTTGGCGTCGGCCGACATCTTGTCCAGGATCGAGCGCGCCCGGTCCAGTGCCTGCTGGCGCTGTTCTGGCGTGAAGTACTTCTCGTACTGGGCACGCGACGGCCCTGAGAGCACGTAAGACAGGGGCAGCATGGACGCCCGCTCCTTGCCGGCGAGCACGTCGTGCACGTCCTGGATGTGCTGTGGCAGCGGGTCGGGCTTCCGGGCCTCACCGGTCGCCTCACCCTGGAACGCGTCGGTGTGTGCGCGCATGGCGTCGATCGCCGCCTGTAGGCGGGCGCGAGCGTTGGGGCCGTTCGACTCGATTCGGGCACGCACCAGTTCGCGCATGGCGTCGGTCGGGTCGCCGTTCTCCATCGCACGCTTCGCTAGGCGGACGTGCTGCGCTTCCTTCGGCATCGTGGCGCGGTGGGCCAGGATCTCGTCGAGCTGGGCGTGGATCGGGCCGTACTTGTCGCCGCTGCGTGGGGCAGCCTTCTTCGCCGCCTTCACTGGCGCCGCCTTCTTCACCCCGCCGCGCGGCCGCAGTTGCACACCCTGCCGTGTCAGCGACGTGTGCGCCAACGTCGCCGAGATGCCCTCGGACTTGCCGATCTGCGCCAGGGACTCGCCGGACTCGTACCGCCGGCGGATCGCCTTGTCCAGGGCGGTCGGCGGGTCGTTGACCTGCGCGATACGCGAGGCGGCCTTCTTCGCCGGGGCCTTGGGCGCTGCCGCCTTCTTGGCGGCCTTCACGGGAGCCGAGGCCGCCTTCTTCGCGGCCTGCGCGGGCGCCCGGTCGGGGTTCTGCTGGTGGTACAGCTGCGTGGCCTCGTGCCGGGTCATCTTCCGGCCCTGAAACAGCACCAGCCCGTCCGCGAGGATCGTCGCCCCGATCGGCAGCTTGAACCGGTGCGAGCCGGCCTGTGAAATGACCTGCCGGCCCGGTGCGGGGTTCGAGGTCGGGTGGATGGCCCGCAGTTCTACGCCGAGGAGTTCGAGCATGCGGTGACGGGCCTGAGCCTCGGACTGGCCGGCCACGTCCTGCTCGGCGTCCGCCTCGTCGTCGTCGGGTTCCTCTTCGACGTCCTCGTCGGACCCCTCGTCGTCCTCGAGGTCTTCGTCT